TGGGGACTTAGTTCATGCTGTAGAACTTACAGCGTCCAACTGTTGTCGATAGTTGGCTTCGCAAGAGGCCAGATACGATAACTTATAAAGTTATGTGGCGTCCTGTCTTAGAAGAGTTTGTTGAAGATGAGAGTCGGTGGTACTTACCGTTGCGAGAGTTCAACTCCGCTCCGATGTACACCCCTCCTGGGATATTGAAGACCCTAGCGCGCTATCGTAGCCGCTATGGGGCGATGTATTCTGAAACAAATGGCAAACTCCAGTCGATGAACAACTGTCGGAATTACCAATTCTGGCTGTCCGTCTCAAAACCCTGGATTGAAGGCTTGCATGGGTGGTATAATGCCACACATGTTAGTCCGAATCCAGGGAAGTGGTTGGCTACTCCTCTACCTCTTCCTGAGGTTTGGGAGTATCAGTACACTGTCGGAGGTTCGTTGACGTCCCCTAAGGCAACCTTCGGGGGTTGGAACGCCCCTACCCAGGGGTTACCAACACTCGCTTCGTCAGTTCCTATGTCCAGCGGGGAATATACTATGTTCCCTACAATGTCTGGATCGGACTGGAATCTGCTGGTTCAGGCTAGCCTTGCGGCTATGCTTCCCGGCATAAAGAACAGTCTCTCACTTCCTAACGCTCTGTTTGAGCTGAAGGATTTCAAGACTGTCACGAAGACGTTTGGTCGAATCAATACTTCCTTAGACGCGTTAAAACGTTTAGGGGGGATATGGAACGAGGTCTTCAAAGCCCGAACGGCCGCGAAGTCCCTCAAGACCATTCTTAAGGGTGTAGCAGACAGTTACTTGCAAGCAAGTTTTAACCTGCTACCACTACTGAATGACATTGCTGCCCTTAGGGGTAGTCTCGTCAACCTGCGCCGTGAGCTGGAAGCTCTTAGGCAACGGGCGTTCGTACCACAGCGCCGCCATTTCAGGCGGTCTTTGGCAAGTATATACCCGGATGAACCGAATAACGTCTTGGCGGGTACTTTTCCCAGTTTCTGGGTGAATACATCTCCAAGCGCAAGTAGGTCCACAAGGTATAACGAACGTATGTTTACTGCGACTATAGAGTACTGGTATAAGCTACCAGCTCTGTCCGACTGCGACTTTGCAGTCAGAGCGTTACTGGATCGTTTGGGGGTTAATTTAAACCCTCAGATTATCTGGAATGCGCTTCCATGGTCGTTTGTCATTGACTGGGTCTTCGGCGTAAGCAGATGGCTCGGTCAGTTTCAGACGAAGTTGTTGGAACCAGTAGTCCACATAAACGGGTTCTGCTGTAGTGTCAAAGTTCAACGGGTCGTCACGACCTCAATGAGCATTGGCACGTATGCAGGACCAGTGTCTTCATTCACCGAAGAGGCCTATGAAAGAAAAGTAGGCCTTCAGTGGGATGAGGTTACTAGCTCGATTAGTTCGAGCGGGCTGAGCTTGAAAGAGTTCAGCCTGTCGGCGGCGCTCCTGTTATCCAGGGGGCGCTAACCGACTAAGCAACGTCATGATCCGGGACAAAATCCGGTCGTGGTGCGCGTAATGCCATCACCCCCATTCACCGGCTGAAAGGCCGCGGGGATAAAGAACAAGTCAACATGATAGCTGACTCATTAGTCACGAACGAAGTTAAGAATGCTGCAGGAACCGAAGTTGAATTCGTGTTTCTGGAGTTGTTGCCCGGGAGTGGTAAGGTTTGGAAAGCCTCGGGTGAGGCCCCAAATCTTAAGCACCGCTTTAGCATCAGGCACAGCCTGGTGTCGAGCGGTGTGGACGAGCGACGTCGATCGGCGCTGCAGTTCCGCAAGGAAGCTGCCGGCGTCTCCGGTGTCGAGCGAGCCCACGTTATTACTGTAACGGTTGATTGTCCCAT